GCTTGACCGTCTCACGCTTCTCCGGAGATAGGTCCGGCTTCATTCCCATCACGGAGAGGTTGCGGACCTCCCGCTTCGCGTCTTTCAGCTTTTGACGCAACTCCTTCGAGTCGGGCATCGTGTTCCTCGGGGATTTGTTCGGCGGCAAGCCTATCACGTTCCGCGCGGATTGTCTCCGCTACAGGATGGGCGCGCTCCGGCGGCGTGCTCAGCGCGTCCGCCTCATGGATGTCCGCGAAGGACTTGGCGCCTTCCGGCTCGATCTTGATCTGCTCGGGCTTGAGGGCAATAAGCCGGTCGAAAACGCCCCGGATTTCGTCGTTGATCGGCGATTTCAGCCGCTCGACGGTCTGATAGATCCTGGTCAGCCAGATCTTGAACTTCTCGAACACCCGGGCCAAGCCCTGCGTCGGCGCCTTGCCTTCCATCATGTAGCGCTCGAACCCGCGGGCGAATTGCTCGTGGTGGCGGACCTTGATATCAAACGGGGTCTCAACGCCGAGCCACTTCAAGACCGCGTCAGCATCCGCCCGCAGGCCGGCCGGCGCTTTCTCGTGCTGGGCATCCTTCATCAGCTCCTCGAGCCAGTGATGGCCGGTTTCGTGGATGAAGGTGGAGGCGTTGGCGTCCTTGAACAGGGTGATGACGGCTTTACCGTCCTCCGAGAAGCGGATTTTGCCGCGCTTGATCTGGTTGTATTCGTCTTCCATGATCGCCCGCTCATAGGCGGACAAAACGTCGGGAGCCTCGCCCTTCTGGACCATCTCCACGACGCGACGTTCCGTCACCGGATCGATATCGCGTGGGTCGCCGCCGCTGGCCTCAACCTCGCTCGCGAGCCGATCGGCAATGTGCCGGTACTCTTCGTCCAGATTGACCTTGGCCGGCTCAGCCATCCGGGTATTTCGATACTGCTTATTGCCGGCCGCCTCTTCGGCGATCATGTCCTGTAGATCGTGCCAGCGAACGGTATTCGCGCCCTTGTTCTCGACGCCAGGTACATGCTGGATGTCGTTCGGATCGAGAATGAACGAGCTTTCCTTCGCCTTGGTCAGCGCCTCGTCCATCGTCATCCCGTCCTTCCGGAAGAGACGGCCGGCGCCTGGAATGGTCGGGTTTTCACCGCCAAAGATCGATTGCAGATCGGCAGTCGGCTTCAGGCCGCCCTCTCGGGCGAGAAAGTCGAGCAGAGACTGGTTGGCACGCTCAGGCTTTGCGCCATCGCCCGGCATGACGATCTTGGGCTTGGGCGGGGCAACAGGCTCCGGGGCCTCGCCGTTCGGGCCGCGGATCTTCGCGCCCTCCGCTTTGTACATCTCCTCAGCCGTGCCAAGCTCGCCGCCGAAACGGGCTGCGCGGGCCTCGTAATGGGACGCCACGATCTGACCGGCCGCCGCAGCCTCGTCAGCCGGCCTACCAGCGTGCTCCAGGCGCCGCGCGACGTCGCGGGCAATCGGGTGGCTCTCGTCTACCGGCGCCCCCAGCGCCTCCGCTGGCGCGGCAACCGGCTCTGGAGCCACAACAGCAGGAGCAGCATCAGGAGCAACAGGCTCAGCGCGCGGTCGAGGAGCCTCACCCGTTGCCTCCACCGGCTGATGCATTCCGGATTCCATTACCTCCGGCTTGATCGCGGCGGCCTGTTCCTTGATCGTCGGGGCCGGTACTTCCGCGGTCCCCTTCCATCCGGCCTCGCCAGCGCCGATTACGCCCATGTCACGGGCTCGCTCGATCTCGGCCAGCATTGGATGCGGCGGCGCATGCGGGATGCCCGTAGGCTGCCTGACGCCCGCGGGGAATGCCTCCAGAGCCGCAGCAGCCTCACGGCCAAGCTTGGGCTGGCCCAACTCCTCGCCGGTCTGCGCAATCGCTTCCTGCGTGCCCCGGAAGGCCGCCGGCAAGCCACGAAACAGCGGGTCGTAAAGCATGACCGCGGCGCCACGAAACAACGCCTCGTTCGCTGCCTTGATGATGCTCTTTTGGCCCTTGTCGTAATCGTTGAAAATGCCGGCCTTCTTCAGGGCCTGCGCCGACTCCTCGGACAGCCCGTTCGGCTCGGCGCCCCAGCCCTGCCGGGCGCCCTGCCCGAAATGGTCGAGGATGCGCGCAACCGGGTTAACCTCGACGCCGCCGAAGATCAGATCCTGGATCGGGGACGTGCCCAGCGTCTGCCGACGATAGCGCTCCCGCTCAACCTCAGCCGGGAACAACTCGTCCACGGACTGTGGCTGAGCCGGAAAGAGCTCGTCGACGCTGGGCAGGGCTTCCGCCATTACTGGCTCACCGGAACGCTAACAGCAGCCGGCGCAACGCGCGGCACTGCCCAACCCTTGTCAATCGCGATCTGGTCGGCAACGGCCTTCGAGACCTTGCCGCCGCGATAGGCCGCCACGAGCTCGCTCAATGACTGGACCTTCGTCGCATCGAACGTCGGCGGCGCCGCAGTCGCCGTTGGCTGATCGCGCACAACATCGTTGAACCACTCCGACATGGGACGCTTGTAGTTCGTGATCGCTTTCCCGATATAGTCGGGGCTTTCCGGGTTGAGCAGCTGGGCCGGCGTCTTTCCGGCTTTCTTGCCCGCGTCATAGGCCGGCAGCGCGTTGGCGAGGAATTTTAGGTACAATTCGTCGCCCTTCGGGTCTTTGATATGCAAACCCTCATCCGTGCCGCTGATCTGGCTGCGCGCCGTCTTGAGGAACTGGCTTTTCATCTCAGTCTCGGCCACGCCCTCCGGCGTCTTGCGCGAGTTGATCTCGCTCACCAGCTTGTCGACGCCATGCACGGTCAAATCGCCGCCCGGGCCGACGCGCTCATAGAGCACGGAAGGATCAGTAATCCGCCCAGGAGTGCCCTCGGGGGCGTGCACCATCTTGTAGGCGTCGTAAAAGCCCTTGCCGTAGGTCTTGTCGTCCTTGCTGTCGCCGAGCGCACGGCCAGCCGCCGCGATCATACGTTCCTTGGCCGGCACGCTCAGCGTCGGATCGCTGGCGATGCTCTGCACCGTCATCTTCGGCGTCGGGCTGTAGAGATCCTGCAAGATTTGGTTTTCGCGTGCGTCGGAAGCATCCTTGGCCGCTTGCGCCTGCAACTTGATCTGGCGCTGCTGCTCGATCGTGCCGCCCTCGACCTCCTGACGGGCCGTGTGCAGCATGTCGTAAGCTTTATCCTCGGGGATGAAATCCACGAGGCCGCCCTTACCGCGCTGCGCGCCGCCCATCTTCCGGCTCGACCAGTCAATGACCGTGTCGGTCGTCTTGCCTTCCAGCACGGATTTGTTGGCCGCAATCGATCTCGGATCGACCACGTCAGAGATAGGGGTTCCCGGCGCAGCCCTGAGCACCTTGGCCGCATCGTTCACGCCCAGGAAATGAGCCAAGTAGAGGTTGGTCGGAGTTGGCGCGATGCCCTGATTGCGCAGCACTGCGGCGTTGTCATCGAGCAAATAGCCCGCCATCTCGCGCGAGACTTTCGGGTCCGCCCGCAGGTCTAAGACCTGCTGCTCTGTCCGACCGTTCAACAGGTCCGGCCGGTGCGCCTGCACCATGTCCAGCCACGTTCCCTTCGTGAACTGGAAATTGCCCATCGCGGACGATGTTTGAGCCCGCGCGGCTGGATTGCCCGTTGCGTTCTCGACCTGCCCAATGCGATCCAGGACCGCGTCCTTGCCCTGCACCACAGGGCTCAGCGCCCTGACCCGCTCTTCCGGCGGCATCATCTGGATTGCGCTTACCGCGTAATCCTCGGTCCATTTCTTGCGGTACTTCTGCTCTGTGACCGCATCGATGTAGCCGGCATCCTTCAGGCCAGTGAGCAGTTGCTGGCCGGCCGCGATGAATTTGGACCGCTCTGCCGGGTCGCTCGTCTTAAGCGCCGACTGGCGGATCTGGTCCAATTGCTCATTGGTCGACGCGATTGTCTGCGTCTTCTGAAGATCGTAAACCTTATCACCGACCGCCAGATTTTGGCCGGTCAGATCAGGCGCATTCTTAACCGCCCACATTTCCCGCTTGCGCGGGTTGGAGATCATGCCGGCGGATTCGTCGTAAGCCTGCTGAAACAGCGGCTTGTACTTCTCCTCGAGCCCGTTCGGATCGGTCGCCGTCGAGATCTCGTCGCGAAGCTGCTTGGTCTTGATCAGGTAGTTGGAATGCGCCCGAGCCTCTTCAAGCGCGTCGGTTTCGTGGTTCGCCTGCTGGTTCGCAATACCGATGTCACGAACGGCGGACTGAGCTCCACGGCCAATGTCGGCCACGCCCTGCCCAAAGGCAGCCGCGCCACGCGCGTGGCCCGTCACATCGTATGTTGCGATCGGCCGTCCGGAATTACCGGAAGGCGAACCGCCGAGATCAACGTCTGAGGGAAGCTTAGCCATAAGCCGGCGTCTTATAGGTCTTGTAAGCCGACCCAGCCGAGCCGATCAACGTTCCAGCCGCAGAGAGGTATGACGCGCTCTGCTTCGCCTTGCCTTCAGCCAGCGCCGCGTCTCCGCTCATCCGCGAGCCCATGGCCTGATCTTCCAGCCCGCGCGCCCTGTTCTCGCCAGTATAAAGGTCCATCAACGACTGATATTCGCCGCGACCAGCGATGTCCTGCCCGAGCCCGATGATAGTGGGATCAGCCGCGCCACCGCCGGATGCCGCTGCGTTGGCCTGAAGCGTCGATTGCAGCAAACGGGCTTGGCGATCCTTCTCCAGCGCTGTCCGCTGGGCCGCAGCGCGCGACTCCTGCGCCGCCTGTTCTTCCTGCGCTGCCTTGAAATAGGCCGCGTCCTGCTGCGATTTGCCGGCAGCCGCGGCGGCATTGCCGCCCATGATCGTGCCGGCTGCAGACAGCGCGCCGCTCGCGACCGTGGCAACGGTCATCGTGACGGGATCGTGCACGGCTTTCCAGCCGCGGAAATGCTCGTAAGCGGACCACATCAGCGGCCAGCCTCCCACACCCAGGCCTGCTCGTTATCGACCATCACCTGTTGAAATCCCAGTCTCTCAAGCCACCTTTCGGCCGCTTCGTTTGTCTTGTCTGCAAGCGCAACAACGCGCCGAAATCCAATCCGCCTTGCTTCAGCCATTGCCATCAGGCCGGCGCGATGCAGCGACACCGCGTATTTCTCGGCGCCCGGCTTCTTCAGCACAAAGGCTGCGATCGTATCGTTCGGTTGATAGGCAAAGCCGCCGATACCGAGCAATTCACCGTCCAATTCCACGGCCCAGGCCCTGACTCGCCATGGCAACGGCTCGCTGATCATCTCGTCGATGTCAGCGCGCGTTGCTGGTCTAATCTTCGTTCGTCGTGATTCCGACAACGGCAGCCATCACCATGCAGGGCCGCGGCGCCGTGGCGCGCAGACAAAGCCGCGCGTCCGTCTTCCACTCGCCGGGCACCGTGATCATCATTCCGTCGAAGTCTTCCCAGACGCCGTTCTGGTCAACGTCGGCGCCCTCTTCGACCAAGGGCAGATTGTCCATGGTCGTGAACGACTGGCCGTATTCAAGGCCTTGAACGTGCGTGTTGGCTAGCACCAGGCCGATGCTATCAATCTTCTTGGTTTGGTTCAGCGCCGTTCCGAGCTGGGCCGCATAGGCCAGCTTTGCGGATTTGAACGTCGCCTCGTAAGCCAGACCAACGATCGCATTCGTCACCGTCTCGCCAACGTTGAGGATCTGCCCGCCCGATACCGTAAAGGTGCCGAGATCGCGGCCCGTCTCCACAATGCTCCCGTCAGGCATCGTCGCCGTGAACGGGTTGACCGTGTTCCAGCCCCAAACGACCACCTCCTCACCGTCGAGGTGATCAAGGCCGGTGATGGTCGACGTTTCCGAACCGGAGTAGTAGATGTGGCTGTCAGCGCAACGCGCTTCCGGCAAGCCCGTGCACTGGTCGCGTCGTGCCAACTTCTCCAGGAATCGCTTGGTAGAGCCGCCGATTGTGCGCTTGACCGCGTAGTAGACCCGGTTTTCCATCGAACCCGGAAGAACAGCAACCGACTCAATCTCGCCGTCAGCGCCTGGCGTGCTGATCTTCCACCACGCCTCGACCTGATCCTCAGCATCGTGGAGCAGAGCCCCAACCTGCCCATCGCCGCGCACAAAATGCAATTGAGTGTCGGGCTGGCGTTGCACGTCCAAGTCGACAAAGCCTTCCGATCCGATATCCGGATTGAGCCGCGTCAGATCGTGCGCGTTGTAATCCTGGCTATCGACCGAGAACGCGAGCTCGAACACGCGACGGTTTGATTGCTGCACGAACACGCCGCGCGTATCGAGCTTAATGGCGGCAAGACCCGCCGAGCCCTGCGTCGAGCAATCCTTCAGCGTAAAATTAGTCGGCGTGAGTGGTTGATCGAAACTGCCGGAACGAACCGATGTTTCAGCGCCCTGCCGTCCGACGATCAAACGACCAAGCGGGAGCAGCCAATTGATCCTGTCGACTGGACCAAAGCCGACCGAGCGATTGATCGGCCCTGCGTCGCCTTCCGTCGAAGGATTGAAACTGGTATAATTGTCAGAGACGGAGCCCCACAATTTGTCACGCCCAGCCCACCACAACCGTCCGTCGTGGAAGGCGAGCGCAGACGGCCAGCCAACAACATCTGACCAATCACCCTCGCTCCAGTCAGACGTCGCGTTCAAGCTGGAGAATGCGTCCAGCACCTCGACATTGACGGAAGTTGATAAATTGAAGAACGTCACGCGACAGACGCCGGAATCGCCGCCGCCAGTATAGGTCATCGCAACAGTCGCTGTGCCGCTGGTATAATTGCCGGTCTTGATGCCGAGGCGGTACCAGCAAATCGAGTTGTCAAGACCGTCGTTGTAGGTTTCTGATGTGGGTGAGGTGCGGGTGCCCACATCAATAAAACCAGTCGTCTCAGAATCGATCGACCGCTGCAACGTCACGGTTGCGCTAAATGTGCCCGTGATCGAGAAGTTGAAGACGCGATCTCCACCGACGCCGGTCACGCGGATGACGTCGCCGAACGTGTTGCCAGCAGCCAGCGCATTGCTGGTCGACTGACCCGACGAGAACAGGCGAAACAGGCAGCCCGTATGCGCAGAGGTAAATAGTGCTCGGCTGGCCGTTAAAGTCGTGTTGCCGGAGAGCGCACCAGGCGTCAGCGTAATGTCTGTTCCGTTTGCAGCCTGGAACGGCCCGTCATTCGCCTTGTATAGAACGACAGACCACGAATTGACGCCGCGCCGCTCAATCTGGCGCTGCTGCTGGCCTTGGCAGGCCGTGAACACGATGTCACCAGACTGCGTGAACCGGACGTAAGGAAGATCGTCTTCCATCCAACTCGTCGGCAATTCCATGACGCCGGCCGCGTCGATCGTTATGGAATCAACGAGCTTGCCTTGAGCCGTGATCGTTTCGAGCTGAATGTAAACCGTTCCACCCGTGGGGGTGAACGCCAGCGAATGCGTTCCGGTCTCCAGCGTTGCTTGCGCAATGTAGTCGTCGGCGCCGTCCGTCGAGCCAGCGCGAAAGCGGATCGGCCCGCGCGTGATCACAATCCGGAAGGCGTGCTCTACGCCCTGATCCGGCGCCGCGATCGTTACCAACCGCTTGGCTTGGGCCAGACCGCCAGTGGCCGGAGAAGACATCTCCAGCACTCCACCAGCGATTGCAGCCGCTGCGCCAGATCCGCTCGTTGTCAACGTCCAACCGGCCGACGACGAAAAATCGCCATTGACGACGACCGTAGACACCGCAGGCCGTGTGACCAGCGTCTCCGTATCTCCGGAGACCGTCCAGACCCGCATCACCGAGTCCGTCAATTCGATCAGAGCCAGATCCGTGTTCGAGAACACGAACGGCACCAGCCGGCACGTCAGGTCGTTATGGATGCCGCCGCAATATTGCAAACCAGGCCGCAGCATCATCGGACCGAGCACCCACGGCGCCCAGTTGACTTGCTCCTCAGCAGACAGCCGCATCCGCTCGACGTCGACGCGGCCTAGGGAATATCTGGAGACCTCGCCCCGATTGAAGGCGAGCAGCGGCGCGTTCTGTACGCCCATTTACCGCAGATTGTTCATGTTGCGGTCAGAGAAGCCGCCGCGGCGCGACAGAATCCACGTCCCGCGAGGCGGGAAGCCGACCGGCTCGTCCATCGCGTCTTTCGAGCGCGCGATGGCCTTGGCGTCCTTCTCCTGCTTCAGGAGCCTATCGTCCGGGAATTTGCCCGTGATGCGCTTGCAGGTTTTTACCGCAAGCCGCGCAGCGTGGTAGTCGGCGAAGCTCTCGGACCACAGCGACAGATCCATGCCATAGGCCGTGTCATTCGACACGTACTTGACGTAAAGCGGATCGACGTTCGAAAACCAATAGTTCGGCTCGTCAACCACGTCGAGCAACGGCGGATCGAACGTCGCCGTTGATCCGAACGCATAGAGCCGGACGAAGTCGGCTGGCTTGGCCGTGGCATACTGGTAGCCAAACGTCGGCGTTACACTTGCCGATGCGTCAGCCTGCACGGCTCGCATGGCAAAATTCCAGAAACCGGCCTCTAGGCAATACGCGCAAGCGTCATCCCAGGCATCGTCGAGCGCGCGGCGCGGCTCCCGGGCCTCGCCCAGAGACGCAATCCGACGCTCGCCCAGGATGAGCAGAGCCGAATTATACTGGCCGATCTTGGATGCCAATTAAGCCGCCATCTTCGAGATGTGATCTTCGATCCATGCCACGGCTTCCGCCTTAGTCTGGTAGGGGCCGGCAAGGACAGTGACCATTGCGCCGTTGCCCTCGATGCGAACGACCTCGTGGCCCTTCTTGCCGGGATTCCACTTGACCTTGAGCGGGCTTGCCTCGCTCACATCAGCGGACGGTACTTCCACGCGCTCGCTCTTCTTCTCGGTCAGGCGAATGAAGCCTGCACCGATTCCAGTGACCATGTAAGTACGCTTTGCCATCGCATCGCGCTTGAAGATCACGATGTCATCGCCAATGCCGCGAAGATTGGCCTTGTTGTCGCCAGCCACCTTGTCGACGACATGCATCCAGAACGTCGGATCGAGGCAGTCGTCAAACGACTGCGTTTCCGGCAGATCTGCCCGCCAGATGTTGGTCACGAACCCCGAGAAATCGAGGCGGAAATAAGACGGGCTGAGTTTCTGCGTCATGAGTCCTCAAAAGAGAAAGGGGCGAGCCGAAGCCCGCCCCAGGTTGGTTAGTCGGAGTTGGTGCCAGTGATGGTCACGCCGTCCGATAGGTCGATCGTCTGCGAGGTGTCCGAAGACACCCAGCACCAAGAGCCCGTGATCGGGCTCGCGTCGTTGTCGAGCACGAGAACGAGATCGTTCTTGCGCATACCGAGCGAGTAGCCGTTGGTGAAGTAGCCGGAGACGCGGACAGTGGTGACCGCATCGGTGGACGAGTAGGTCCAGATGCGCGGGCCGGAGCCCACGCCGCCAGCAACCAGGGCCGGGGGGTTGGAAGTGGAGTAAGACATGGTTCAGTTCTCCTTAGCTCAGGCCGAACGCAGAGCCGTCGTGCTTCAGCTGCACGATGCCCGTGTTCTGAAGTATCTTCGCGCCATGGAAGATGGTCGCGCGGGTCCAGGACGTGTCCTGCTTCTCGTCGTAGCCGATGTGGATCGAGTCCTCACCGACGTTGACCGAGTAGCCCAGCGCCGAGCGATGCCACATGTAGCAAAGCTCCTGCGAGGTGCCGACGCCGGTCACGCGGGCCGACTGCATCCAGTTGACACCGGCCCAGCGCAACATGCGGCGGGTCGGACCGACGAAGGGCTTGACGTCGACATAGTCGTGACTCGAGAACTCCGTGGTCTGGCGCAGATACGCCATGAAGCCCGCGGAGACGATCGCGAACATGTTGTCCTCTTCCTCGACCGGGACGTCGTTGTTGCCAAGGTAGCCCTTGGCCTTCTCGACCATCGCAACCGATGCGGTCGCATAGGCGCCGGTATCGATCGTGGCGTTGGCGAGCTCGGCGAGCACGGTCAGATCGATGTCGCGATTGATCACGTTCATCGAGGCCTGGCGCATGATGGCCTTCTGGTCGCCCTGCGATGCGAAGATGTTGAAGCCAGTCAGCTCATAGGGAGCGTGCTTCTCGACCAGGGTCGCAGTGACCTGCGTGTTGGTCGGGTTGCCGTAGGGGATCTGACCGTTAGTGCCGCGAGTGACCGCGGTGTCGGTGCCGGAGCCGGCCACAAGGAACGTGGCCTGGTTGCCCTTCATGACGGTTTCTTTGGTGGTCGCCATGCGGAGGACGGAGACTTTGCCTTCAAACTGATCGATGAAGGCCTGACGATATTGGACCTGTGCGGCTTCGATAGCCATTGAGGCGCCCTTTCAATTTCCTTTCGTTTCGGGGGGGGTGCCTCTGTCCAGGTTGTCCAACAGCGCTCGCGCTCACGGGTTGGCCTTGCGGCGCCGGAGTGCATTGTGTCGGGGCTTTTCGTTGGCGTGTGTGCGCTGTCTAGGGGGCCTTGCGGGTTGTCCCTGAGCCGCGCGGGCTCGAATGGGTTTACGCAGCCTTGCCGCGCTTCTGCATCTTGAGGTCGGCTTCGATCAGCTCAAGCTCTTCAGCCTGGAGCTTCTTGTCGGCTTCGTACCTGTTCGGGTCGTTGCGGCGCAACTCGCGGATTTCCTCCAAGCGAGCCTGCACATTCTTGCTCGGGTCGGTCGTGCCGGCCGGGACAAGCGTCGCAGCCGGGTTCAGTTCTAGCGCGAGTGTCGCCATCTGGCGGATGAAGGCGGGATTGTCGCCAAGCTTGCGTCCGTTGGGATCACGTCCGGCGAGCACGGCTTGCGCCAATCCTTCGGGCCACGTCGAGATCAGGTTGTTCACCGCAGTCAGGTTGCGGCGATAGTCCGGCCCCTGCCAGTCCTTGCGCAGCGCGTCCTCGGCTTCGAGCTTGAACGCAGCGTCAGCGTCTTCCTGAGCCTGCCGCTGCTTGTCCTGAAGCTCGTAATACTTCGCGACCAGGCCATTGAAGGCCTTCGGATCGAGGTTGCTTTCGTGCGCGACCGCAGCGAGCTCGGCAACAACGGGCTTCTCAGCCTCGCCGATCACTAGGCCGTTCGGCAGCGCCAGTTTGTCGACATACTCGTCTGCCTTCTCAGGCAAGCCGTTTTCCTTGCGCCAGGTCGCCTTCTCCTCCGGAGTGGCGTTCTCAGCCAGTGGCTTCTTGTATTCGCCGGAAGAAATCTTCTGCTCAAGCGAGCGATAGGACTTCCAGAGCGTCTGCTGATCCGGGAAGCGAGCGAGGCGCTTCAGGGCTTCCTTGTCGTCGCCGGCAAGCTGGATACGCCAGTCGGGCTGGGCTGCCTTATCATCAGCAGCGCCTTTGTCTGCGGAGCCCTTGTCGTCGCTGGCACCCTTATCACCAGCGTCGAGAATGGTTCCGGAGTCCTTGGCGCCGGTATCGGCCGCGCCCTTGTCGTCAAGCTTGGTGTCGTCAGCGCCTGCATCGGCGCCTTTGTCGTCCGCCATAAAGGCTCCTACGGTTGTTTCAGAATGACGTTGATCTGCTTCACGATCTGCTGGCCCACATGCATCTTGGCGCAGGCAAAGACCGTGTCACGATCGCCCTCAGATCCGGGGCGGTACGGCTGATCGTAAGTGCCGCAGAGCGTGTTGATGATCCAATCCAGCGCCCGCTTCTGCTGCCCTTCATTGGCAACGCCGGCCGCCAGCGCCTTGATGGCGTAGGTGTCGGCGTCGTCGTATGGCGCGGGATGCCATGGCTGGACGGGAGGCGGCTTCTTCAAGCGCCGGTCCATTGGGTGGTTGATAGCCTATATCCGCCAGGGGCAGCGCGGCCCGTGAGAGGAGATGGCTTGACTGACACCAGAGGATGTTGCGCCTCTATCAATGCCTG